ATAACTAAATTTTATTATATAACTATGAACACAAATCAAACATTAAACAAAGTTAGAACTTTGCTCGGTATCGAAGTAAAGTTAGAACAAATGAAACTTGATAATGGTGCTGTTTTAGAAGCAGAAGCATTTGAAGTTGGTGCAGAAATCTTTGTCGTTGCAGATGAAGAAAGAGTTGCAGTACCAGTTGGAGAATATGTTACTGCTGATGGAATGACAATCGTTGTTGCAGAAGAGGGTATCATTGGAGAAATCAAAGAAGCTGGAGCAGAAGAGGAAGCACCAGCAGAAGAAGAAGCACCAGTTGAGGAAGAAGTTGTTGAGGAAGATTTATCAACCGAAACAGCTACACCAAAAAAGGTAATCGAATCAGTAAGCAAAGAAACTTTCTTTTCTGAAATCGAAAAATTAAGAACTGAAATCAACGAACTGAAACTTTCAAATGTTGAAGTAAAAGAAGTTGAAGAAGTATCTGTTGAATTATCAGAAGATGTTGAGGGGATTTCACATAATCCAGAAAACGGAACTGCAAAGAAAGAGTTAAACCTTTACTCTCAAAAAGGTAAGAATAACACAATGAGTAGAATTTTTAACAAACTAAATAAATAAAAAAAATTATGAGTTTATCAATTACGAGCAGTTATAGCGGAAGTTTCGCGGGAAAATATGTATCGGCGGCTTTGCTTTCTGGAAACACAATCGCAAACGGATTAATCGAAGTTAAGCCAAACGTAAAGTTTAAAGAAGTATTAAAAAGAGTGAGTTTATCTGGAGCAATTGCAAATGCAAGTTGTGATTTTACAGATGCTGGAGCAGTTGTATTAACTGAAAGAATTATTGAACCAAAGGAATTACAAGTAAATTTAGAACTTTGTAAAACTCCTTTTCAATCAGATTGGGAAGCTATCTCAATGGGATATTCTGCACACGACAATTTACCATCAACATTTTCTGATTACTTTATCGGATTAATGGCTGGAGAGATTGCTCAACAAACAGAACAAGATATCTGGAGTGGAACTGCTGGAGCTGGAACATTTGATGGTTTTGCTACATTATTAACTGCTGCTACTTTACCAGCTGGACAAGACATTACTGCTGCAACTGTAACTGCTTCAAATGTTATAGCGGAGCTCGGAAAGGTGGCTGATGGCGTACCTTCAAGTTTGTATGGAAACGAAGATTTATATATCTATGTATCTCAAAACGTATGGAGAGCATACAAGAGAGCACTAGGAGGATTTGCTGCTGACGGAGTTGGTGCAAATGGTTCAATGGCACAAGGTCCAAACCAAGATATCGATATTCAGTACTTCGATGGAATTAAGGTAGTTTGTGCAAACGGATTAGCTGATAACACAATGGTATCAACTTTAAAGACCAATTTGTTTTTTGCGACTGGCTTGTTATCGGACTCAAATGAAATTAAAGTGCTGGATATGAGCGATTTAGATGGGTCAAAAAATTTGAGATTTATCGCACGTTATACTGCTGGAGTTCAGATTGCAGTATTGGAAGATGTAGTTTTCTACTCTTAATATTAAATAATTAATAACTAAAAAAAGGTAGGTGGTTAATCTGCTTACCTTTTTTTTATAACCTTAAAAAAATATATACACTATGGCTTGTTTACTTACATCTGGTAGAGCGTTACCTTGTAAAAGTTCTGTTGGTGGCTTAAAAGCGGTTTATTTCGCTGATTATGGTACATTAGGAGATGCTACAATAGTAGCTGGAGAGATTACAGCAGTTGCTGGAACTCCAGACTTTTTCAAATACGATATCAAAGGTTCTTCATCTTTAGAAACTGCAATAACCAGTTCAAGAGAAAATGGAACAACTTTTTACACACAAACATTGAACTTAACTTTGACCACATTGGACAAAGCAACACAAGAAGAAATCAAATTATTATCAGTTTCAAGACCACATATTGCGGTTGAGGACTATAACGGAAACTTCTTTTTAGTTGGATTAGAGCACGGAGCAGAGGTTACTGGGGGTACAATCGCATCTGGAGCAAGTATGGCTGATGCTTCATCTTTTTCTTTAACATTCGAAGCAATGGAGAAATCTCCAGCTAACTTTACAGTTTCAACTGTTGTTACTGCAAATGAAAGTGCTACACAAATAGACCCAAATGCGTAATTAATTACTTTGGTTTTTATTAAAAATTAGGCAATCTTAATCGGTTGCCTTTTTTTGGCTTAAATAAATAAAAATACTATTATTTAGTATTATATATATATGAAACATTTATTGCCAACGACAGATACACAATCAATAAAGATTATACCAAGAGTATATTCTACTTCTGTAACGATGCATTTAAGGGATGACAGTACAAATACAACTGTTTCAATAACACCAACGGCACAAAAAGTTGGTAATTACATAGAACTATCAAATGTATTTAATTTAAAAGAGGGTAGGTTTTACGATTTAAAAGTAATTGATACAAATACAGCAAATATAATCTATAAGGATAAAATATTTTGCACAGCACAATCAACAGACCAAACTAACAACGAAAGCTATTCAGTCAATAAAGACGAATACAAGTCAAAGAGCGGTAATAACGATTTTATAATACTATGAGTAAACAAATAAATAAGTACAGAAAACCAACGGTTGCCAAAAAAAACAATTCTAAATTTAGTTTTGTTAATTTGTCAAGCTATTCAACACCAGAAATTATTGAATCAAAGAATAAAGAATGGGTTGAATTTGGTGCAGATAACAATTATTTTAAATTCCTTATAGATAGGGCAAACGGAAGTGCTACATCTGGAGCTTGTATTACTGGAATATCTCAAATGATATACGGAAAAGGTTTGGATGCAACAGACAGTGCAAGAAAGCCAGAAGCGTATGCAAGAATGATATCTTTATTTAAAAAGGATGATTTAAGAAGATTGGCATATGATTTAAAGTTAACTGGTCAATGTGCTATCCAAGTTATTTACTCAAAAGATAAAAAGACAGTTCAAAAGGTTGAGCATTTACCAATTGAAACGTTAAGGGCAGAAAAGTGTTCAGAGGGCGATAAACAAGTACAAGCGTATTACTATCATTCAGATTGGGCAAACGCAAAGCCAAGTGATAAACCTTTGAGAATACCAGCATTTGGTGTTTCAAAAAATGTACAACCAATTGAGATTTTATATGTAAAACCTTATGAAGCTGGAATGTATTATTATAGTACACCAGACTATGTTTCTGGAATTAGCTTTAGTGAGATTGAAGAAGAAATTGCATCCTTTCACGTTAACAATATTAAAAATAGTTTCGCACCAGCATCATTAATAAATTTCAATAACGGAGTGCCAGACGAAGAAGCACAAACATTAATTGAAAACAAAATTGTTTCTAAATTTCAAGGAACAAACTCTGCTGGAAAACTAATAATTGCTTTTAACGATTCAAAAGAATCACAAGCGGATATCACACCAGTTCAAATATCTGATGCTCATAATCAATACGAATTTATTTCAAGTGAAGCACAGAGTAAGATAATGATGTCGCATAGGATTGTTTCTCCTATGCTTTTAGGTATTAAAGATAATACTGGATTTGGTAATAATGCAGAGGAATTAAAGAACGCTTCCATATTAATGCAAAACATCGTTATAAACCCATTTCAAGAACTTTTAATCGATGCCCTTGACAAAATACTTGCTTTTAATGGTATTGCTTTAAACCTATACTTTAAGACCTTACAGCCTTTACAATTTATGGATTTAGAGAATGTTAAAGATGCTGAAACAAGAGAGGAAGAAACTGGTATTAAAATGAGTAAGGTTTTTAACGATTTAGAAGAATTTGGAGAAGATGAGGACTTGGAGGAATGGGAATTAATTGACGAAAGAAAGGTTGATTACGATTCAGAAGATGAGTTAGACGAACAAATAAAAAAATTAAACGAAAAGAATCCAAGTCTTTTATCAAAAATATGGAACTTTGCAACAACTGGTACTGCAAGACCAAATGCAAAAAGTACTCAAGACGGAAAAGAACCAACTTTCGGATTACAATACAAAGTAAGGTATCAATATGCACCATTAAAGGCATCTGATAATAGTAGGGAATTTTGTAAGAAAATGGTAAAAGCAAAAAAAATATATCGCAAAGAAGATATACAACAAATGAGCCAAAGAGCGGTTAATGCTGGATGGGGTTTAAATGGTGCTAGTACCTATGATATTTGGTTATATAAAGGCGGTGGCGATTGTCATCATTTTTGGATGCGAAAAACTTACATTGCAAAAGGTTCAAGATTAAAACCAGATGTTGGTAATCCAAAAGCAGAAATAAGTGTAAACAAGGCAAGAAAAGCTGGTATAAAACTACCAGTAAATGAAAAAGAGGTTGCAATGCGACCAACTGATATGAAAGACAACGGATTTGTAAACAAGAAAAGATAATATGGCAACAGCATTATTTATAAGTAGAACGGATTTAGTAAAGAATTCTGTTATTGATGGAAACACCGATACAGATTCATTTATTCAGTTCATTAAGATTGCACAAGAGATACACATACAAAACTATTTAGGTACTAAATTGTATGATAAAATTTCTGCTGATATTATAGCAGATACATTAACTGGCGATTATTTAGAACTTGTAACGGATTACATTCAACCGATGTTGATACACTATGCTTTAGTTGATTTCTTACCATTTTGTGCATATTCTGTGAAATCGGGGGGTATTTTCAAACATCGTTCTGAAAACGCTGAAACAGTTTCAAAAGATGAGGTTGATTATTTGGTACAAAAAGAAAGAGAATTTGCAGAATATTACACAAGACGATTTGTAGATTTCATTTGTTTTGATAGTTCAAAGTTCCCAGAGTATTTAGACAATCAAGATTCTGATGTGTATCCAGATAAAAATGTAAGTGGTTCAAATTGGGTACTATAATGAAAGGATATAAACCGAAACAAATAAACATTGTTAAATTGGAAAAGTATTTAACTAAAAAAGAAAAAGATGGCAAACGAAATATACAATAGCACTTGGTTTGGTAATACAATAGATACTGCATCTTCTATTGGTACATCAACAGAGATGATACAAGGGCAGTTCAATATGAATGATAGGCAAGAAGTTGAAGCAAAAAAATGTTTGGCTGATGCAATACATACAATAGGAATACAAGATACACAAAATTAAAAACAATGGCAAAACCAACATTAGCATTAATACCATCTGCTCAAGGAAGCAAATTTTATTCCGTACTACCATCAAACGGTGTAGGGGATTTTGACTTTACAAGAAGTGGTTCGGCAACAAGAATAAATAAAGACGGATTAATAGAAACAGTTTCAAATGGTGTTTCAAGATTAAACTACCCTTTAGTTGATGGGGTTGTAAATGGTTGCCCAAGTCATTTGTTAGAACCGTCAAGACAAAATTTAGTTAGATGGAATAATGATTTAACAAATGCAAATTGGACAACTGGAAACATAAGTAAAGTTGCAAACGATACAATATCTCCAAATGGTACTTTAGACGCGAGTAAAGTTATTGCTACTATTAATAACAATAGTCATTATTTTCAACAACAATTTAATATAGGTGAGAACAATGTTACTATTTCGGCTTATGTTAAAAATATAGATGCTAATTATATACAAGTAACAAATGCTGGAAATGCTTTGGCTTTTACAAATTTTGATATTCAAAACGGAACGGTTGGTACAAGTGGTTCGGCTATGTCAAACCAAAAAATAGAAAAATTACCAAATGATTGGTATCGTATTTCTGTTACAGTTGATAATACTGGTTTTCCTATTACTTATATGCGTTTTTATATGGTTACTTCAGCTTCTTCGGTTTTCAACGAATTTTGGCTACCAACAAGTGCAGTTTCTTTAAATGTTTGGGGTGTTCAATGTGAGATTGGAGAATTTGAAACGTCTGTAATTACAACTACAACGGCAGCCGTCACTCGTTCAGCTGAAACTGCTAATGGTTCTGGAGATGCAGCTACTTTTAATGATAGTGAGGGTGTTTTGATGGCGGAAATAAGTGCTTTGGATAATACAGATACTTCAAATAGATTTATTTCTATACTAAATGGTACAGATATAAACAATGGTTTTTATATGTTCTATGGTGGTGCAACAAATAGAATAAGATTTCAATACAAAACATCTTCTGGTGACTTCAATTTTGTTACTACTAATTATAATACTGAAGATATTAATAAAATAGCTTTTAAATATAAATCTAATGATATATCTGTATGGGTTAATGGTTTTGAAGTTTCAACTGATACGACAATTTCAGATACTCCAACTGGATTAGATAACCTTGCATTTAATAGGTCTGGTACTGATAATTTCTACGGAAACACCAAACAAATACAATACTTTGATACCGCTTTAACAGACCAAGAATTGCAAACACTAACAACAATATAATGAATATAGGAAAATATAAATTCGACAGTAAAGAAGCAGCACTTAAAAAGACTAATTCTTTAGGAACTGCAACAGATGAGGACGGAAACGAATATCCAACACATAAACACACAATCGTTCATTTAGGTAATATCGTTTTAGAACAAGCGGTAATTGGCGAAGATGGAGAAGTAGAAACGGAAGCAGTACTATCGGAAGATTGGCACGTTGATGTTTTATGGAATGGATTAGAACCTAACGAAGATGGAACAATTGACCATCCGTATGGTTGGAAGTCAAAAAGTGTTAATATTGATGGAGATGGTGTACACGCTTTCTTTGGATTAAGCTACGATGCTTTAAAATTCTAAATTTTGACAATGCAAGATATAAAAATAGCAGCAATTAATCTACTAACGTTTACCGTTAGTTTTTCAAATATTGAACAATGGCTAAAAATATCGTTATTAGTTGTTTCTATTGTTTATACTGTATTGAAAATATTTAAACTAAAAGAACCAAATGAAGCTGACAAATAACTTTAGTAAATCAGAGTTCGATTGTTCTTGCGGATGTGATATGCCTTTAAAGGTTTTGCATAATGTACAGAAGTTAGCAAACCAATTACAAGCACTACGAAACGTTGTCGGTAGTCCAATCAAAATAAATAGTGGATATAGATGTACAAATTATAATGATAATGTCGTAAAAGGGTCTAAAAATAGCCAACACAAGCTTGGTAAGGCTGCGGATATTGTTATTAATGAAATGACACCTCAAGAAACATTTGAATTGGTTGATTTGTTAATTAACGAGGGTGAGTTGTTGCAAGGCGGTTTGTCTGCATACGCTACATTTACACACTACGATATAAGAAAAACAAAAGCACGTTGGTAATGGAGATAAATTTAATCTTATTAGTGCCAGACGCAATGATGGTTGGATGGCAATATTACAGACCAGATGATAACTTTAACTATTCAGAGGTAAATATATTTTTATTCTTTGGACAGTTACAAATAAGATGGAATAAAGATGAATAAAATATTAAGTTGGTTTACTGGTGGTGTTGTTAAAGAAGTTGGTAATGTTATTGACAAACTATTTACTTCCGAAGAAGAGCGTTTAAAAGCCAAGAATGAGGTGTTTAAGGTTTTACAAGAACAACAGTTAGAATTACAGAAGCTACAAACAGAAATCGTATTAGCTGAAGCAAATGGTAATTGGATGCAAAGAAGCTGGCGACCAATACTTATGTTAGCTTTTGGTTTTATTGTTATTTATGTAAAGTTTATTGCACCTTTGTTTAGTTTACCTATTCCGCCTTTGGAAAATGAGTTTTGGGATTTACTACAATTGGGTATCGGTGGGTATGTAGTTGGTAGAAGTGCTGAAAAGATAGCTGGTAATATTACAGTAAATAAAAAATAATTAACTTTTTGTTTTTTATTCCAGATAAAAATATATAACTTTGTAATTTATTAATTAGTTACTGTTTTATAGTAAAATATTAATATAAAAAAAAATAAAGAAATATAGCTATAATAAAATAAATATAAGTGTTCGGAGTATTATCTAAAAAAAAAGATATATATCTTCAACTTTATAGCTAAATATTTTTGTTTTTGTTTATAAGTTAAATATTTAAACACATATTTATTTGTATATTTGAACAAGGAAATATCTTAACTGTTTTCTTTTCATCTTATTTTGTTTTTAGATTACTATCACTAAAAGGGTTCAACAATAAGTTGAGCCTTTTTTTTGCTTTTAACAAAATTTTAACATTTCTTTAACAGTTTTATTTAAAATGCCTTTGTAGATTTGTAGGGTAATTAATAACTAAAAAAATATTATGACAGATTACGAATACAAACAGTTTTTATTAAATTTAAGAAACGATTTATACAAAAGAAATAATTTTGTAGCCGCTGAAAAAGTAACACATCAATTAAATAATTTATAAAACTAAATATTATGGAACAATCAAACTGCTGCGGTGCTGGGAACTGGTTAGAATCTGGTATCTGCGAACAATGTAAAGAACACGCTGACTTTTCAGATTGGGAAGAAGAAGCAAACGAACGAATGAAAATAATCGGTCAAAACGGTAATACTGGAATACACTACACAAAAGAAAAAATCAAAGAACTATGGAATCAATGCAAAGTGATAAAAAGATAAACCAAGCAGCTTGGGATAAATTAAAGCTACAAATAGAATATCATATGGAGCAAGATTCAAACCTAACAGATGTAAAAATAAACTACCAATTAAAAGTTCCTACCTATGGAACAAGAAACTTTTTAAATTTAAAAGCTTCATTACCAATAATTTTACTATATTTACAATTATAAAACCAAAACAAAATGGAAAAATTACAACAAATTCAAGCCGAATTAAAAGCACCAAAGAACCAAAGAAATAACTTTGGTAAGTACAATTACAGAAGTTGCGAAGATATTCTGGAAGCAGTTAAACCGCTTTTGAATAAATACAATTGCACCTTAACAGTATCAGACGAAATCAAAGAACTTGGTGGAATCTTATTTGTTGAATCAGTTTCAATCATATCTGATGGCGAGAATCAAGTACATACAAAAGCACAAGCTGGAATTGACCCAAACAGAAAAGGAATGGACATTGCACAATCATTTGGTAGCAGCAGCAGTTATGCTCGTAAATACAGTTTAAACGGATTGTTTTTAATTGATGACACAAAAGATGCTGATTCAACAAACACACACGGAAAATCAACAAGCAAAGTAACAAAGGATGATAAACCTTGGTTAAATGAAAACACACCAGAATTTACAAAAGTAAAGGCATATTTAAAAGGTGGTGGCAATTTAGCAAACGTTGAATCAAAATACAGAATTTCAAAGAACACAAAAGACGCATTAAAAAAATAAACATATGAATAGTATTGAAATGAAACCAACAAATAAAGACCATTACAGATTATTTTTAAACGGAGTAGATGTAACTGGCGAACAAGAAAGAAGTGTATTCAGACACATAATACAAACAATAGATAACGCAATAGACAACTAATATGAAAAAAAAAGATACATTTTTTACAGATTCAGAAGAACAAGTTGAATTTACAATTCAAGAAATAGCAGATATTATTGACATACCAGTAGAATTATTAAGAATAAAATTATAAACCAAAATTAAAACCAATAGAAATTATGAGTGCATTAATCAATTTATCAATTAACCTTGACAGTTTACCAAAAGAGAAATTTGTAAAAGGAAAAAAAGGAACGTATTACAATTTTACAGTATCTGTAAATGATGATACAAATGCCTATGGGCAAAACGCTTCAGTATTTGATTCTCAAAGCAAAGAGCAAAGAGAAGCAAAAGAACCAAAGAAATACATCGGAAACGGTCAAGTTGTTTGGACTGATGGAACTTGCGTAAAAGCAGAGCGACAAGAAGAGGCACAACCACAACAAGAGGTTCAATCAAATGATTTGCCATTTTAATTAAATAAAATAAGGGGTGTTAATAGCATCCCTTTTTTTTACTTATGTGGATATACAAAGGCAAAGAAATTAAAAGTAGAACTGATTTACCATTAGAAGCGATTGGGTTCGTTTACAAGATACGAAATCTAAAAACAAACAAATTGTACATTGGTAAAAAGATACTCCTTAATAAACGTACTAAACCGCCGTTAAAAGGATATAAAAGAAAGCGTATTCAATACGTTGAAAGCAATTGGTTAAAATATACTGGAAGCAACATACACACAAAAATTTGGGGTGTTAAAGATTGTTACCGAGAAATAATGTACATTTGCTACAATCGAACAATGATGACATATTACGAAACTATGTTACAGTTCAAAGAAAACGTTTTAGAAAGTGATAAATTCATAAACGATAATGTACTTGGAAAATTTTACAAAACAAAAATACAGAAATATATAGATGAAGAACGGAATAAATACAAAGGAGGATGATGAAGTAAAAAGAATGTTGATGCAGCAACTTGAAGAAGATGCAAGTATTAATGTTGAAGAGGTTATTAAATATCCGCCAGTTGCAATTAGTTGCGGAATTTACCAAGATAGAAGCTTTGATGGTAGTTATACAGAGTATCCAGTTCCAATTGGAACAGATGGCAACTTTTCATTTGTACAAGCTTTTCCAAAGGTTGGTAAAAGTTTCTTTATGAGTTTACTTGTATCAGCTTACCAAAGTGGTTCAAATGGTTATACTGGTAAAATAAAAGGACATCGAAGAGGAAGAAAGATAATTCATTTTGATACAGAGCAAGGAAGATTTCACGTTAGTAAATTAGCAAGAAGACCATTAGTTATGAATCAATTGCAGAATGATAAAGATTATCATATCTATGCAATGCGAGAATTTGGTTGGCAAAGTAAAATTGATTTTATTGAACACATTTTATTTGATAAGTTTGAAAACGAAAAAATCGGTTTGGTCATTATTGATGGATGTGCAGATTTATGTTCTGATGTAAATAATATGGAACAAGCAAACAATGTTGCTGAAAAATTATTGCAATGGTCTGGAAAATTAAACTGTCATTTAACGACCATAATACACCAAAACTTTGGTAGCGACAAACCAAGTGGGAATTTAGGTTCAGCACTTGAGAAGAAAGCAGAAACACAAATAAAATTAGAAAAGAACAACGCAAATAAAGGTTGGATAACTGTTGAATGTAAACGAAGTAGAAACAGACCATTTGAAACTTTCAGCTTCCAAATAAATGGTAACGAATTACCAGAGTTTATAAACAACGATTATACTTTTTAATAATTGTGTTATATTTACAAAATATGACCAACTGGAAAGAAAAAGATTTATTTGAATGGCTATCAAAAAACCATTACAAAACATTAGTAAATAGTAAGAATCCAATATCAAGATGGGATTGCTACGATATTGAAACGCAAAGTAGAATTGAACTAAAGTGCAGAAGAAAACATTACGATACATTAATACTGGAGAAATCAAAGTACGATGCAATTGTAAAAGAATCAGATAAAAATTTTGATATTCCAATTTACATAAATAGTACACCAGAAGGAATCTATTTATTCAACCTAAACGACATTGAACAAAATTGGTTTACTAAATCGCTTCCAGCAACAACAGAATTTAAAAAACGTTTTTGGGTAAAAAAAGAGATAACAGAACTAAATATAAACAAAGCAAAAAAACTAAAATAATAAAGATGTACACGATAGAAAACATTAAATATTACGTTGCGTTAATTAGTAAAAAATTAAGAATAGAAGAAACAAGCGATTACGTTCCTACTTATTTTTATGATTATAAAATTAAGTTTCACGAAACAAATAAATTTTATTTTTTTTGTATTGAAGTAGATGATTTACAAAACGATTTTGATGATAATGACTATGAATTTATTTTGCATTATGTAAATAAAAATAAAAACTAAAATAAGATGAAAACAATTAAACTATTAAACGGAGAAGAATTTAAAGTAAAAGATATACTCACTAAAATGGATGATGATTCATTTTACTATGGTTATCTTGGCAAACACGCTTTGAGTAGTTCAATGTGTAAAAGTCTACTTGATAGCCCACAAGCATACGCAAACAAACTAAAAGAACCACCAAAGGCAAAAGAACCACAACCATTCCGAGATGGTAGGTTGATACATCTTCTGGCTTTAGAACCGCACAGAATAGAAGAACTAACAATTATTGATAGCACAAAGGGAAGTAAGCTGTACAAGTTGGCAGTTGAAGAGAAACCAGCACAATCGGTTTACACAAGAGCAGAACTAAACAGATGCCAAGAAATAGCTGAAGCAGTATTAGAGAACGAAGAGTACAAAGAACTTGTTGCAAATGCACAGTTTGAGATTCCAGCCATATCTAATTACAACGGTTTACCATTCAGAGGAAAAGCAGATATGTTACTTGCTGGTGTTGTATGTGATTTAAAAACAACAAGCGACATTGATAGTTTCCAAGAAGCTGCTTTGTTATATGGATATGATTTACAAGCTGCATTGTATTTAGAACTGTTTGAATGTTTTGAGTTCAAGTATGCAGTTGTAGATAAAAAGACAAAAGAAGTTGGGTTTTTTCAATTTGATGATGACTTTATACAAAGTGGATACGCAAAGCTGGATTTAGCCACAGAGAATTATTATAAGTATTTAGAAAACAAAGAATTTTACGATTTAAACCTATAAATATGCACGATGAACAACAATGCAATCAATTGCACAGAATAGCATACAGAAGTTGCCTTGATAATTATTTTACATCTTTTGATAGGAACGATATATACGAATACTGGTTGCAATTAGTTGAAGCAAAAAGAACTTGTGAAGCGTTAGGTGTTCAAAAGGCATTGGAATTTATTGAACTTTGGGAAAATATAGATGGCGAAGATTAAGAAGAAACTAAAACCATTTAAGAACTGCGACAATAAAGCACAATCATATTGCTTTAATAAGGGGTTTGTAATAACTTTAGAACCATCTGGTGCAAACTATAAGGTAAAGTATCAAAGAGGGCATAGCGGTCAGTATTATATGAAAGGAAAGGAATTTGATTTGCAAGAAGCATATCAATCAATTTGGGATTTATACACCAAAATTTATAACTACGATAAACAAAAATAAATGAGAGCAACACAAACACACTATGACAATGGCAAAGATTACGATGTAATTGATGTAATAAACGATTTTAATCTTAACTTCTCCAGAGGGAATATATTGAAGTATATATGTAGGGCTGGAAAAAAGAAAGATGAATTACAAGATTTATTAAAGGCAAAAGATTATCTTGAAAGAGAAATTGAAAGATTAAGGGAAGCAAATTAGCTTCTCTTTTTTTTTGTTAAAATGTTAAAAAAATGTTAAAATTAAAAATAAATGTAAATAAGTTTTTTTTATAAGTAAATAAGTAATAGATTTGCTTAACGATAATAACTAAAACAAAACAAAATGAAAGATTTAACAAGGTCAGAACAAATTACAATAACATTATTAGCAGCAGTATTATGCTATTTTGTTGGAAGAACATTAGTAAGTTTAATTTTTAACATTTAAGATATTATGAAAAAAATATTTGACAAGTGGATTGAAATAGTATTTGGATTATTAATGGTTTTACTGGTAATGTTTTTAACATTTTGGTTTGCAGTAATGATAATAATGATGTTTAGATAATGGAAGAAAGATTTGACAGAATAGAATATTTAATTAGTAGAACAGAAAATACCTATTTAAAAAACGAATTAGAATTATTGAAATTTGACATAGAATTAGCAATACAAAAATCAAAAAGTTATGGATATTAAACTAAAAAACATTATTAAAATAATACAACCAGAATTTGAATCAGAAGATAGCTGGTACAATGACCAACTGCCAAACGAAGTAAGTTTATATTTAGATACTGATGAACATCTAATTGATTTACATTTAAAAGATGATGTGCTACACACCAACATTTGGATTGAAGAAGAAGAGTATCAACTAACAGAAGAAGATGCTAATTTTATTTACAAGCATCTAAACAATTTGCTTGATAATGAAATTGAATTAACAAAGAGATATTACAACGAAGAGAAATACGAACAAAACAGATATTAATAATTAAAACAAAAACAAGATGAATACACAAGAAATTAAAAGAGGAGATTATAATGCTTATTACCCATTAAGTGAATTAAAAATGGCAAAAGTTAATAGAGATACTGTAACAAAACACGCAGAGAACTTTAAGTCAAAACTAAATGATTACGGATGGATGATGCCAATTGTTGTTTCTTCAAAGGGAGATGTTATTGAAGGACATCACAGAATAGAATCAGCTAAACTTTTAAAGCAAAAAACAATACCAGCATATGTAATTGATTGGGTTGATACTGACAAAGAAAAAGAGCATTTAAAAGCTATTATAGGTTTAAATAACGGAAACAAAGCTTGGAATACTGCTGATTATTTAAAAGCATATTCAATGGATAATGATGATTACAAAATAGTTTATAAAGCATATTTAAAACATTCAAATAACATCTCTGTTGGTAATGTTGCTAATGCTTTTTTTGGAAACGCAAGTAGAATCGAATTTAAAAAAGGTAATTCAAAAATAATAGATTTAAAATTTTCTTTATACATTTTAAGAAAAATATCTAATTTAGTCGTTAAATACACAAAAACAAACATACAAGCTTATTGTGTTAGAGAAATGATTTATACTGCATTTTCAAAAGCTTACAAAGATTATGATGCAATTGATTATATTTTCAAACAATATGCAAATCTTGCAAAAACAGAACACCCATCTGCAACTTCAATATCAAAATTTAAACCATTAATGGAAATGTATTTAAACGATTTTTATATGCAAAGAAACTTAAAAAACAATCTAAAATAATATGAAGATAACAAACGAAGATAATATGGAACTAATGGCAAGGTATGAAGATAATTACTTTGACTTGGCTATTGTAGACCCGCCTTATGGAATTGGTTTTGACGGTAATACAACCGTAAAAGGTAAAAGTGGAAAAGCAAAAACTTTTTCAAATAAGCAACACCATATAAAAAAAGATTGGGATAATAAAAGACCGCCTTTAGAATACTTTATAGAATTACAAAGAGTTAGTAAAAATCAAATTATTTGGGGTGGTAATTATTTTGCGGATTTATTAGTTCCAAAAAAAGGTTGGATTTATTGGGATAAAAAAATAACAAACGCAAATAATAAAAACTATTCTGATGGAGAATTAGCTTATACAAGTTTTGATTGTATTTTAAGGAAATACACATACGATTGGATTGGGTTTGGTTATTTAAACAACCCACAAAAACAAAAGAAAATACACCCAACGGAAAAGCCAGTTAAACTATACGAATGGCTTTTAATAAACTACGCAAAAGAGGGTAATAAAATATTAGACACGCATTTAGGTTCTGGAAGTATTGCAATAGCTTGTCATAATTTAGGATATGATTTAACTGCTTGTGAATTAGATACTGAATATTATAATGCATCAATGAAAAGATTAAAAGAACACCAACAACAATTAACAATGTTTTAATTATGACGAATAAACAAATAGAACAAGTAAGCGGAGCGATAATAACATCATTTGTAAACCTACACTTTTTAGAAGAAGCAAAAGCATCTGGACTATTTAGGCACAGAACAAAAAACAATGTGAAGAAAACAATTGATGACCTAATAGAAATAGAAACGAGTTACTATCAGAAAGTCGAAGAGATGGACGAAAAAGATTTAGGGGACAAGTTAGTCGCAAATAAATTAGAGTTCGTTAAATGGCTTTTAAATGAGTTTGATTTTAATGATTTCACAAAGATTCAAGAAGTATGTATTGCCTATACAAAAGACAAAGAACAATTGGTTGCAGCATCAGACAAAATAAATCTTGAACACGGAGCAGAAATAATTGAATAATATGAAACACAGATTACACTACAACGAAGAAATAGCAAATGAATTATTAGACAACTATATTAAGCTAACTGATTTTGATTTGCACAGTAGGCAAAGAAGACCAGAAGATGCATACATAAGATGTTTGTTCTACAAGATATTAAAGGACTTAAACGATATGAATGACAGAATGATTGCAGAGTTTCTTGGAGCAAAAGGACGAAAGACAAACAGAGTATCAATATACCAAGCATTAACAAAGGTTGAAACATACTACACAAGTTTCAAAAGATTCAGACAGTTTTACGATGTGTACTTTTTAGACCAAAAAGAATTGGGTATTAAAAGGGAGAAGCGTAAAAAGATAGCTTTTAAAGAAACTATAAAAGAAATTGATACAAGGCAAAAGAAAATAGGAATGGATGCTTTAGATATCCTTATTAGCAATATAGAGTTTGAAAGAAGACCAGAGATATTAGAGTTGGTTAAACTACGAGTTAAATCTTGGGAATGGAAAGCAAAAAATGAATATGAAGTAATTGAATGCTCTGGACAATTAGCTGGAACTTGGTAAAAATATAAATATGGAAGAATTACAAACACTTGAAGAGTTTAAAAGAATGCAACACAAAGAAGTTCAACAAAGAAAGAACAACTATAAAATGAACCCAGTTACTGGATGGATTGATTCAAATCATTTAGAGAATGGGTACATCAGATACAAGCATAAGAAAAACTTATAGTAATTGATTTAACTATAAGAAAATAATATAGTATATTTTGTAAATTTGGTATAAAAACTTATTATATATATGATGAAATATTATAAATAAAAACAAAAATATTCATCTACAAACATAATCAAAAACATATAGTATAAATTTAATAATATAAAGTGGTTTTGGAGTAGCTATACTCTGGAATCACTTTCTTTTTTGTTTATAACTTTTTTTACTATTAGTTGTATATTTATACAATAATTTTATATATGTTAGAAAAGGTTTTTGAATCACACAATAAATGGATAAATACAGTTGTCAAGTTTGGATGCACCAAAGATGAAGCTGAAGATATCGTTGGCAATATGTACCTTATAATCGGTAAGATGCTAAAAAAGGGATTAGATATATCATACGGAGATGATGTAAATTATTACTACATATATTTAACACTACGAACTTCATTTTTACAGATGTACAACAAGAAGAAAAAAGAAAACAAAGTATCTTTAGATTTGGTTTTAGATTTAGAATCGCAAGAATATATTGACTATGATTCAGCAGATGAAACACTAACAAAAGAATTAGAAGATTTGCATTGGTACGATAAAAAAGTATTTAATCTTATTCAAAACGAATACTCCATTACAGAACTATCAAACAAAACCAGCATCACATATCATTCTTTATATAACACATACAGAAAGACAAAAGCCAAATTAACCAAAAAGATTTTAGAATGAAGTTAGGAGATTTAATTGAACGCATCACATATTATACTGGTATCAAATGGATAGTCAAAAAGATATGGGGCGAAGATTGTGGTTGTGATAAAAGACAAGAAAACTTAAACGATATTGAATTATGGTAGAATTATTAAAAGGAGATTGCTTAATTGAAAGCGATAAAATAGAAAGTGGAAGTGTTGATTTAATATTGACAGATTTGCCTTATGGTAATATGAATACTGATGGCGGTAGAAAACTTGGTATTAATGGTTGGGATTTAGCAATAGAACCAAAAAAGGTTTATGATATTGCAAACCGTATTTTAAGAAAGAATGGTAAGATGATTTTGTTTAGTCAAGAACCGTACACGACTAAATTAATAACAGAAGCAATACCAAATATACCGTTTGGATATAGGGCAACTTGGGAAAAAGATAATTTTGCGGTTGCTTTAGGTGCTAATGTAAATATGGTTTCTTTTACAGAAGATGTTTTAGTTTTTAGTAAAAATCACCAAAAACACGATTTTGAAGGTAAGCATCCGTTAAGAGATTATTTTAAAATTATAATGAAATACATTGGCTTAAACCTAAAACAAATTAATACTAAATTAGGACATAGAAGAGCTGAACATACGTTTTATATAAATAGCACTCAATATGGTTTATGTACCGAAAAAACATATTTAGAATTGATTGAAGTATTTGGAATTGATAAGGTAAACGGATTTAAAGATTTTGCAGAATTAAAGAAAATAGATACCGAGTATAGAACGGATTTACTAAAGAAAATGAATGAGCAATATCCAAGCACCTTTAATTTATGGGAGGGTAAAAAATACAAAAGCAATATATTAAAATACAAAAAAGATTATGATGGACATCACCCAACACAAAAACCAGTATTATTACTTGAAGATTTAATAAAAACTTTTAGCAATGAAAATGATTTAGTAGCTGATTTAACTATGGGTTCTGGAAGTACTGGAGTAGCAGCACAGAATTTAAACAGAAAATTTATAGGTATTGAAATGGATAACAATTATTTTGAAATAGCAAAGAAAAGAATTGAAGATAATAAATTAAAATTATTTTAATGGTAGAAGATAGATTAATCTGGAACGGAGTAAAACAAAGAATTACTTCAAAGATGAGTAACGAAGATTTTAAAACAATGTGTAGATTACACGCAAAATACTTTGACCATAAATATCACCAGCCTTGTACTTGTAATAAAACAAGATTAAGACAATGGATTGAACAATTAAACGATAAACTAATATAATATATGAAGCAAAAAAAACATACAATAAACGAACGATTGGCATTAGTTGAAAAAGTAACGTACAAATTAGCTTTGGAAGTACAAGCAATAATCAAAGCGATTAATTTGACAAGGGCAGAAGATAAAAAGGAAACCGAATAAAATAGCTGATATTTATTATTATATAATTAGTAAACTAATTTAAACTGATTGTAAAAATGGACAAAAGAGCAAACAACAGAGGCACAAAAGGAAACAAAGGTGGTAGACCATCAAAAGCTGAAGAGGTTAAAATGATTGAGAGATTATCTCCATTAGAACCAAAGGCATTTGAAGCATTAGAAAAAGGAATCGAAGATGGAGATTTTAAATATGTGCAAATGTTCTACAACTATTATGCTGGTAAGCCAAAAGAAACAAAAGACATTTCAATAACATCAGAACAACCTCTATTCGATTTATAGAATGTTTCAAACAACAACTGCGATAAGAAAGTTACACGCTCTTAAAAAGCGTAAAAAAGTGATTCAAGGTGGTACATCAGCTGGTAAAACTTTTGGAATTATTCCTATTCTTATTGACAGATGTATCAGAACACCGTATTTAGAAACAAGTGTAGTATCTGAATCAATACCACATTTAAGGAGGGGAGCAATGAAAGACTTCCTTAAAATAATGATTGAGACTGGTAGGTATAGAGATGGGCAATGGAATAGGTCAGCATTAAAATACACATTTACAAATGGTAGTTATATTGAGTTCTTTTCAGTTGAGCAACCAGATAAATTAAGAGGTGCGAGAAGAAATGTATTGTATGTGAATGAGGCAAACAATGTACCATTTGAAGCGTATCAACAATTATCAATTAGAACATCTGGAGATATATGGATTGACTTTAACCCAACTGCAAACTTCTGGGCTCATAAGGAGGTCGCTAATCAATCCGATTCAGATTTTATTACACTTACCTATTTAGATAACGAAGCGTTGCCACAGACGATTGTAGACGATATAGAACAAGCAAAGCATAAAGCAAAGACATCTGAATATTGGGCTAACTGGTGGCGAGTATATGGGCTTGGTCAGATTGGTTCTTTGGAGGGTGTTTGTATAAAAGAATGGCAAGAAATTAAA